CCAGTCATACGCTCGATCTCATGCCACGCCAACCATGCGGGTGGCCTATTCGGTTCACCGACAAATCGCGCCAGCTTCGGTCGTGGTGTCATAGCATACTTCCACATGTCCATAGCGTGGTCATGTCGATCAACTGGCTTATCGGTTAGCTCATCGCTCGTGTCACGTTGGAAGTAATACTCGGTCACCTCATCGATGAACCACGTGCACTGATCCGATACATAGAAGTGCGGAGCATTGGGCACGCCAGTCAGTGGTTGTTCATGCCTCGGCAGAACAGTCAGGTATTGCCAGTTCTTCGCAATGCCGCTCGCAATATCATTATTGCCGCGCTGCATTCTAATTCCCTCATCCGCAAACAGTCCAGCAACAGTCTGTCCGACCGTTCGCGCATCGCCAGTCTTGCGTCGGAATGCATCAGGATCAGCCCACACTGCGGACAGTGCTTCGGTGTCGAGGTTGTAGACCGCACGGATACGATGCATGTGCAGTGCAGACTGCGATACGGTTTGCTCTGCCGCATAGAACCCATCCAGCAAGAACACGTTGCCATCGTCATCGATAACGAACAGCCCGTAACACGATTGCCGCATCAAGCCATGGTCGTATCCCTCTAGCCATCCCGGCTCGAAACCGGATAACCTCAACTGTCGAACGTAGCGCAGGAGGTCATCATGACTGACGATGTGGACGGCTATATCGAACTGTGGGTAGACAAGTCCTTGCAGAGCACCCCATTCACCATAGACGTATCGGTTGCGCATAGAGCCGGTATACGTCGCAAGCATACCGCGAATGTAATCTTCACCAACGTTCTGAACGTTCTCGTATGTGCTGCCTTCGAACAACTCGATGATCGGTCGCGGTTTGCCGTCGATAAGGATGGGTTTGCCGTCATCGTCTACTTCACAAAGCAGCTTCGGGTTCAGGATGCCCTTGCGATAATCCTGCAATGGCTTAACGATTTCCCGATAGCACCAATTTCGTGTCGGGTTCAGTGTTGCTATGAACCACCGCGGACCGACACGTGGCATCGTATTGTCGTCACCCTGGTATTCCGTGCCGCCACGCAGACGACCCATCAAATCCATGAAGTCCTTATGCGAGAACTCCGGGTCCTCCATCTGGTCAACGATTATCCAGTCATAAGTTGCTGAGAGTAGGTTCGACTTCGCTTCCTCTTGTTCCTTCCCGCGCTGTGCTACGTAGCGGAAATTGACTGTCGAGCCATTCCGCATGATGATTGTGTTGTCGTCCTTGGTCGGCATCCGCTGTATCCAATGCTTCGGACACCACTGGAGGAACTCGCGGCGGATCGTATCGTTCAGCTTTGGATAAGTGGAGCGCGCGATTAAGCCATTGCAACCAGGATAGTCCTTGCATAGCTTCAGTCCCTTCACGCACGCAGCAGCGGTCTTGCCGTTACCAAATCCACCACCCACAAACTGCACCTTCGCAGTCGATCGGTGGAAGTGGTCGTGCATACCGTTTTCTACGATGCGGTATCTCTTAGCCATCAGACCCTCTCGGCGCGTAGTCGTGCAGCATTCTCAATGCGTCTTCATACCATCCGCCCCATCTGTGCGCTACTTGCAGCCGTTGCTGTGATCCTCCGCGCACCAGTCGGAACTGCGAACACACTGTCAGTCGTTGCAGGCACCACCCACGCCACACCGTTATCGAACGTATACGTCGTGCCACCAGGCAACCGGATGTGTGAATACAGCGAATACGAGTTCCCATTCCCACTCACATCCACCATCGTCGGCAGTGACACTGCGACACCTGCACTAAGCACCAAACTCCTACTTGCAACGAACGCCATCACACGTCTCCATCGATAGTGATACTCGGCACACTGCCACTGTCGTCACGCTTCACAATCTCAATCACAAGCCCACCATCCATGCGATGCCGATGCTCAACAACGTCGCTAGGACGATGGCCAGCGCGATCCAACAAATCTCTTGCAGCAGCCATCCGGTCGGCTCGTGCTCCGTTATGCAACGCCTCAACCATGACTCCTGCTGCGGTTCGCGAATGCTGCTGAAACATATCGCGGACAGTAGTTGCTTCAGCATCGAGCACACTCCTTGTCACGCTATCGAGCATGGACTGGTATGCATCATGCATCTTGATCTGGCCAACCTGCTTATCAGTCAAACCAGTTGCAAGCGCAATCTCCGTGTCATCGAGACCGAACAACGAGTAACTCAGCACCACACCGATCGCATTCATAGTCTTCGGTATGTCAGGTAAGTCAGCCAGCTTGCGTCTCGTATTAACGATCAGCCGCTGAGCTTCCTGATTGTTCGGTATCTCGACATACTGCCTAGCATTCGACTGCACAGATCGACGACCGCCCGGATAGACGAGCGATCCGTCAGCCAGCTTGAGCGGTTCACTAGCGTCAGGCAATCCACTCATCGGACACCAAGGCGCAATATCTGGCGCACAATTTCACCAATATGCGTCGGTGGCAATGGTGTGCGCGGACCAGTAGAACGCAACGGCACCCGCGGTGCTTCACCTGCTCCCTTCAATGCAGCATTGGCCATGTCAACATTCGACACACCCGGTGGATTACGCTGCGGATAGATGACGTCAGCAGGCTCAGTGATCGTTGACGACGTGCGACCTCCACCAGTCGGACCCTCAATTGCACCAGCAACAGATCGACCACCAACCGCACGCTGCATTGCTGCATCTAGTGGGTTAGTATCAGCAGCAGAAGCAGGTCCACCAAGAGCAGCGCGACGCTCAGTGCCAATAGCATCAGGATCAATAGTGATCGTTCGACCAGACGAAGTAGGTGCAGCGCGTCCAACATACTCAGCACCTTCACCAACTATCGGTCGCTCAATACCTGCGCCACTTCTGCTACCACCACCTCCACCAAAGTAACGACTTGCAACAGCCAATCCTGCACCACTACCGAGGATAGCGGGGATCAACCATTGCGCAGTCGAGTTATCGAACGGCACATCCGTGGATGGTGTGGATGCTGTCGTGTCAGTCTGCTGCGTTGACTGATCCGGCGGTATCGGCGGTGTAGGCAGTGATCGTTTGCTGCCGCCACCGCCACTCTTACGCGTTTGGCCAGCAGCAGCCATTGCTGCACGATCTTCCTCGTCGGTAGAGGGTCGATCAGTAACCAAACCAGGAATAAGTCCAGGATTAGCATTAGCGGCAGTAATAGCATCTCGCACATTGGCTGATGTTGGCTTCATTCCTTTCGACGACAAGTAGTTGAGCACCAACGTTGTCGGTGAAAGCGCATCAGGTGACAGTGGTCGATCTATTGTCTCAGACATTAGCTGATCCCCTGATATCTGAGCTTACCGCCACCACCGTTGCCGCTCAGATCGGGTGGATAGCTGCTTGGTTTACAGGTGCGGATAACCAGATTAACCAGCATATCAATGTCGTCATCGGTGGTATCGCGATATATAATGGTCTCATTCTCTATTGGAACAAGCCCACCAGCCACTGCATTTGTTGCTTGGACACGCACGTTCACTACTTGATTAATAGAAGCAGACTCTGCTCCTATCAAGTTACTAAGCAACTCCTTCAGTGCTCGATTGCTTCTCCGAAGTAGTATATAGCTGAGTCGATAATCATGCTGTGTCTGCCCATTGAATTGCACAGCACCACTTGCGCTACCAGCATTTGCATCACCGATACTGAGCGTTGGCGACCATCCGGTAAACTCGATCTGACCACCGCGTGCAACGCCAGTAGATGTATTCACGCCATAGACACTCATGGCAACCTCCTCTAACCAATGCGAACACTACGCCAACGTGTAATCGCTTGCATAGATCAAAAGGGCCGGACCGGATGACTACGCGCACAGTTCATGGAACGTCTCGTGAACATTTGAACCCACCACCCCATATACACACGCATACATCGGTTGTAGCATATAGGGGAGCGACCAATGTGCGTGAGCGGCACCGTCGCTTATCTAATACCCGGCTTTTGGAATTGCACGGGGGAGTGGGGGGCACGGTCGGTGCATGGCATGGCGTGGCAGTGCACGGTTGCGCATGACACCAATCCGTTTGATGGTGTAATGTTCATGCCGCTAGATGGGTGACACGTCATAGATCGGAAAGCGCAATAGCTTGTCCACAGGTCCACATACAGGCCAACAGGATCGTTGCCTATGCGTTGGTTTACCCCATTGGGTGCCTGACGGTAATCGGTTGCTCACATGGTCATATCGTGAGCGGCTATTTCATCTAGTGAATGCTACGCTATGCCACACAGAGCACGCTACACGGCGTCTAGGATAGCGGCTAGCTAGATAGCCTGAACTAACATCGCCTCTGTAGCGTTACCGTATGGCTCGCATAGCTAGCTTGTTATTCCTAACGTTATCGCCACTTAGGATATCCTCGGTTGCATTGCACGTTGTCAACCAACCTATGGTTACTTTAACAGTGTTAAACGTTATGGTTTGTTACCATCGCATCGATAACAGTGTTATTGCCATTGTAGCGCGAGACTTGACATAAGGTTATTACTGTGTCATACTGTGCATAGTTAGTCGGATTGTCTGATTAACTTACATAGATGTTCGCCCCTACAGATAGGGAACCGACATCGCATAGGAGACTTGGTTATGGCACGCAAGCCAAAGACTGCTACTACCGCCACCGTTGTCGATACTACTGCGTTGAACACTGGCACAGTAGAGACACCGATTGCGAATGCTCCCGTCGAACATACGCCGTTCTTTGATGACGTCGTTGACGAGGGAATGAATGCTGCCATT